AAGCTTTATGCTGCCACAAAAGATGCTACAACTTTGGTTGAAGCAAGACAAGCAGCTTCCCGTGCGGCTCAATTAAAGGCTGCATACGCTGAAGCAGCCGAACGTTACAATCGCTCAGTCGTTCGCTTCAATAACCTTTCACAATCCCTCAAGGAGGGAGTCAACGCTCGCTCAAATAGCCGCGTCAAACCTGGTGCTAGCACAGACAACACGCTAAGCAAGAAGTTGGCAGAAACGAATCTGCTCAACGCGAAGCTCCTCTTCACGAATAAGCTTCTTCAGACAGAGTCGCTCACTGCTCGCCAAAAGGCACAGGTAATTGAGCAACTCGATGCGGCTGAGACGATTCGCGAAGCGAAGCTCGTTTACGAGAGCCTCTCCAAGACATTGGTGAAGCCTCGTAGGACTGTGACAGAGGGTCGCGTGTTCGGATCATCTTCACAGGCAACTCGCCCCGCTTCAACACAGACCTTGTCAGAGGGAGTTGAGGCAGAGCGTTGGGCAAAGCTCGCTGGCATCAGCAAGTGAGCAACAACTTTCTAACAACTTTTTGATACGCAACAGGAGAAAAACAATGAAGACTTTTACGATTGATCAGTTAGCACAAGGCATCCGTGAACGCCACGTCGGTGCTGAGCGTGCTCGTTTGACAGAGAAGTGGAGCCGCACCGGTCTCCTCCGTGGTCTCGACGGTCAACGCCGCGAGATGATGTCACAACTTCTCGAGAACCAAGCTGCCCAGGTCCTGAAGGAGAGCTCAGCTCTCTCAACAGGCGGCGGCAACGTTGCCAACGGTGGACAGATCCAAGGCTTTAGCAACATCGCCTTCCCAATCGTCCGCCGCGTGTTCGGTGGCCTCGTCGCCAATGAGCTCGTCTCGATCCAACCGATGAGTCTCCCCTCTGGCCTCATCTTCTATCTTGATTACACCTACGGAACCAACGTCGGTCAGGCCGCAGGTCAGTCATCTGAGGCAACCTACTCACGTGGTACCTCTATCTACAACAACCCCACAGGTCGTGGAGTCCAATCCGGATCTCTTGCAGCTGGTGGTATGTACGACCTCGTCGGAACAGGTTATTCCAAGGTTACCGGTTCCCTCCAAGCTCTAGACTTCTCTGCAGCAACAGTTCATTCTGGTGCTTACGGCGGAACCAATGGAGATACATGGACATCAGGTCTTATCGTTTCTTCGGGTGGCATGTTCTCGGGTTCGAACGGTCGTTTTGCTGACTACGACAGCCAAGTTGAGACTGATCTCACAAACAACGCTCTCGATGCTCTCTTCGTTTACGTTCCGACGAGTGCTTTGTCTGGTGCAGATCTTCTCGCAGTTGATCAAATCGCAATGTTCAGCGGCTTAGGAGGAAATGCAACGGCATGGGGTCAAACATATCAAGGAGGAAGCGGCGTTCTTAACCTTCGTCGCCTCAACAAGCGTGGAAACTTCAGCAACTCAGTTGCTCCATACTTCACTCCTGATGCATTGAACGGCACACACGTTCAGTTCGTCGTCAAGGGCGCAAACGGTCTCAGCTCGGCGGGATTGACAGCCGGTGCAGGTCGCGTTACTTTTGCCAAGGCTGATTCAGTCGTTGCCCTCGGCGCTGATTCAGGTGGAACCGGTGCGACCCTCACGGTACCGTCGTTCGAGTCCGATTTCGGTGCAACACCGTCCCCGGCAATCCCGGAGATCGACATCAAGATCGAGTCTCTCGCGATCACCGCGGCGACCCGCAAGCTACGTGCTCGTTGGTCACCGGAACTCGCACAAGACCTCAATGCATACCACTCAATGGATGCAGAGGTCGAGCTCACCTCGATCCTCTCTGAGCAGATTGCTCTTGAGATCGACCGCGAGATCCTCAATGACCTCGTCACACAAGCAAACGGCGCGAACTACTACTGGAGCCGTGCTCCAGGCAGGTTCGTTAACAAGACAACCGGTTCACCGGTCACACTTGCCTCATCCCTCTCAATCGGACCGGCCTTCACAGGTACAGTTCGTGAGTGGTACGAGACCCTCGTCGAGACGATCATCGACGTCGCCAACACCATCCACCGCAAGACACTCCGCGGCTCTGCAAACTTCCTCGTTTGCGGCCCGGACGTCGCCACGGTCCTCGAGTCTTCGGTGCTCTACAAGCCGAAGTTCTCCATCGACGGTGAAGGTCAAGTCGCGTCTCCGTTCACAATCGGAGCAGAGGCAATCGGCTCTCTCAGCAACCGCTTCACAGTCTACAAGGATCCTTACTTCGTCAGAAACAAGATCCTCGTCGGCTACAAGGGCGGCAGCTACCTCGAGACCGGCTACGTCTACGCCCCGTACGTTCCGCTCATCGTCACTCCGACCATCTTCGCACCGGAAGATTTCACACCGCGTAAGGGTGTGATGACTCGCTACGGTAAGAAAATGGTTCGCAGCGATTTCTTCGGAACAGTGACGTGTCTCGACATGAACATCATCTGATAGTCGGAAACGACCATCTTTGATATGAAAGGCCGCCGAAAGGTGGCCTTTCTTCTTTTTTATTTGTAACAAAATCCAACCAACTGTATACTATATAGTCCATATAAGGGTGTAATGACATGGACTGTAGGCTATGTGACTTTCGACATGATGATGCAAAGAAACTGACAAACCACATCAGGTCAATTCACGGTCTGTCATCAGAGGATTACACTGTTGAAGTATACCACGGAGGTAAAAAACCTGTTTGCGAAGTGTGTTCATCCTCCGTCAGATACGTTTCTTTTTCTTTTAAAAGATTCTGCAAAGACCATTCCCGTCTCGCTATGAAAGAAGGCGGAGCCCGTGGCGGAAAGGCCGAAGCTTGGAATAAGGGGCAAACTAAGGATACAGATCCGAGGATAAAGCGCCAGTCTGAATCAATGACAGGCGAAGGTAACCCATTCTATGGTCGCCGCCATACACGAGAGACCCTAGAAAAACTTAGCTTAAGTAAGATGTTGGAAACATCTACGCTAAAAGAAAGATTATTGGAGAGGCAATCTGAGTTCATCCTCATTACTCCGTTAGAAGAATACATCTCTCGGCAAGAGCAGTACCTTAAGTTTCAATGTAATCGATGTGGAGAAGTTCAGCCAAAGACCCTGCAGGCATTTGAAAGAGGAAGCAGGTGTTATAAGTGCCACCCATTCAGCAAGTCCAATTGGGAACTAGAGGTGTTCACATTCGTCCAATCGCTAGCACCTGATGTGATATCAGGTGATAAGAAGGCGATGTCTCCGAAGGAAATCGACGTGTATGTTCCTTCCAAAAAATTTGGGATAGAGTGTCATGGGTTGTACTGGCACAGCGAAGGTTCTAAACAAGAGGTTTTTGATAAGAACAAGCATCTAGAAAAATCCGTCCTCGCTGCGAAGAACGGCATAAAATTGCTGCAGATCTTTGAGGACGAGTGGCGAGACAAGCGAACGATATGCGAGTCAATGATCCGCCACCGCCTCGTCATGGATCGTCACAGGTGTAAGACGTGGTCAACAAGAGTCGTCGAATTAAACACGCAAGAACAAAGGTCTTTCTTCGATTCTACGCACATCGCAGGATACGTCCCGTCCAAGGTAACGTGGGGCTTGAGAGATAAGAACGGTATCGTCGTTGCTGCCCTGTCGCTTCGTGCTCCGAGGAACGGTAAGAAGTACGAAGGTTACCTAGAAATTGCTCGGTACAGCACGGCTATAGCGACCTCTGTTCCTGGAGGCTTGTCTAAGCTGGTGAAACGCGCCAAAGAGTGGTGTGCAAAAAACGGATACCGCGGAATCATGACGTACGTCGATAGACGTGTGGGAGAAGGGGGCGGATATAAATCTGTAGGGTTTTCTTTTCTAGGATCAACGACTATAGATTATTGGTACACTGATAACCAACTTCGTTACGATAGGTTCAAGTTTAGAGCAAAAGGTGGTAAGTCAGAACGTCAGATTGAAATTGAGGCGAGAGTCTCAAGGATTTATGGATGTGGATCACACATATACGTCATCGATTTATCGTGATGTTGTCTCCTGGGGTGAGTATATATAATCAATATGAAAAACGCAGACATGAAAGTTCTATTTGAGGGCTGGCGAAGGTTTGTTAATGAAGGTGAAGATCGTATCGATCCAATCAATCAATTGTTGGATAAAGACGCAAATGAACTATGGCGAAGCTTCTTTGACATGTACTCACCCGACTTGAGTGATGAAGACCTTTCCAATTATCTTACCAACAGCATCAACGAGACGCTCGAAGACATCGAGACCATGGCCAAAGATGAAAACAAAGATGAAAATGAGATTAAAAATTATAAAGAAAATTATATCGCGGCTTTAGAAGCTGCCGTCAATAGAAACAGCCCGAAGGTCCAAAGTAAACCTGGTGGTCCAGATGTACCTGTTGGCCCGGGCGAACTATTTCTGAAGTGGCTCGACGAAGTCAAGGCGATCGCCTTCCGCGCGCAGAAATAATGTGTCGCATGTGGCCGACACTGCTCATCATCTTCTGCTAAGATGACGTGACGATCTTTCTAGAAAAATCGGATAAAATCCGCCGTGGTTTACATCAGATTTATACTTTTTTAATTCTTGTGGTACCTATGTCTATATGGCTATGGAAAAGAAAGATATCATCAAGCATGGATTGATCTCGGTTGGTCTTGCAAGTACCTTGTCGATCTACGGTTGTGAACGTCAGAATCCTTACAAGCTGGCCGGCGACACGTCGGCTGTCTTTGAAGATTGTCCCACCCCGCATGTCCCTTCGACGTCTGACGTCTCATCCCAGACGACCGTCGCTTCAACTTCTGCAGAGACAGTGTCAGGCGTCACGACCTCACCCTCGACGACGACGGTTTCGACAGGTTCGAGTCAAGAACAGAAGCAAGAGATGACAGAACTAGACGAAAGGGAAACCGACTACTCAGAAGCTCTTCGTACGGCTAGCATTCTTCTAGTTGGAGATGTCCCGACGTTGTCAGAGATCTATGAACTCGGTGATCTTCCTCCCGACGTGCAGGCTGCGAAGTATGAGGAATTGATCGATAAGAAGCTTGCCGATCCGCGGTTCGCTGCGACTCTGGTCGAGTTCTTCAAATATACGTTCAAGATGGGCGGTGCATCGACGACGGCAGGTGAACCGACTCGTGACACTGCTCCATCATTTGCGGCAAAGGTCGTCTATGAAGGAAAAGATTGGCGTAACATCCTCACTCAACAGTCTAATACATGTCCTACTTTTAATCCTGCAAGCAACACCTTTGTTGATGGGTCTTGTAGCAATCTTCCTGCCGGGATGAATCATTCAGGAATCTTGACAGATCCTGGTGCTCAAAGCCTGTACTACGGCAACCTGTCCTTCAGGAGGAATCGTTTCTTTCATGAGACATTCCTGTGCAAAAACGGTAATGAACAATCAGGCGGTGAGCCGACCGATCAACCTCCGGTTGATCCACCGTGCGGAGATCAAAAATCCATTCCTGGGTACAACAATAAGTGGCCCGTTAACGAGATTGCTGGTAAGTGTAACGGAGGTCGGGTAGATTTTCATGATTACAATTCTAGCAACGTCTGCGCCAACTGTCACTCAACGTGGAATCACAGAGCGCCCTTGTTCAGCCAATTTGACTCAAAGGGAATCTTCCAGATGTTGACACCAGCAGGGGAATACTCGGTGTTCGTTCCGGTGAACGGTTCACCTCGAGCAAAGTTGTCCGATTGGTTGTGCATCGAACCTTCAAAATGCCCAAACGGTGGCCAGAACGGAACTGCATGGAAGAAGATGATGAGGGTCGACGGCATTGAGACGTCTGGATCTGCGTCAAACCTTACAGAGTTAGGTCAACGGATGTCTAAAGACGATGAGGTCATCGAATGTGCGGTGAAACGAGCGTGGAACTATGCAATGGGACGACCTGACATCACCGAGGTGGGTGGTCGATCCTGGGTGAGTCTACCTGATAGGAAGGATCCGAATCCTGAGATTGTGACGTTGTCCAAGCTAGTTGCACAATTTAAGGGTAACGGATATAACTTAAAACAGGTACTACGCACGGTCCTGATTTCAGATGACTTCACGAGGTTCTAAGCCATGCAAAAAAAACGTACAAAAAACCTGTTATGGTCACTGCTTGGAGTATTTGCAACATTTTTATGGGTCAATTCTTGCGGATCAACGGCACCTGACGTTGGAGCAAATGACTGTCCAAGCGTTGAAGACCCTCAACATGTGACTGACTCGACTGTCATAGCAGTCACTTCGTCGTCCACTACAAGCGGAATGGGAGGATCTTCAGAAACCCCTCAGGCGACGGTCTCAACAGGAACTGGGATGAGTGATCCTCTTCCTCAATTTGAAGTTCCTGCTGCTGATGAGATCATGTCAAGATTGCATGGATGTCGTAAACCCTCTTATGCCCAGCTCGGAACGTTCTTGAGAAGCAGAGGGGTCAGCATTCCTCCTGGAAATGTCTCAGATGTTCGTACGACGCAAGTCAGCGTCTTTGGTCAGACGATGACGTTAGGTAGCATCTTCGGTGGTAGCGGCGCGGCATGCGAGATGGCTGTGACTGACGCCAACGGCACAAATGATCCGCTTTGCCCAGCAAATGAGTCTTGCTTCTGCAACCAAGACGACAAGCTCAATCAGAACAACAGAGGTTGCCTCGATGTCGGAAACAACTCACCAGATGCAGCCGATGGGTATTGTGTATCTAAACCGTCAACGGCAGGCTACTTGTACTTCACAGCTAAGGATGCATTGGGATATCCCAAGCTTGATTCTCGTCTTGGAGAAAAAGAAGAGCATTCAACTGCATCTGCAATGAAAATGATGGACGTGTTCATTCAATCCGCTCCGCAGATCATTGCAAACATTGGTGATCCTTCTAAAGCACCAGCATGCACGTTGGGTGGAAAGAATAGACCCATGTTCGATCCTGCTGACGGATCATGCGTCGAAGAGACAGTAAGCTGCCTCATAGGTATCCCGGCGACTGATGATCACATGTTGTTATGCAACTTGATCGTTCAAAAGGCGAAGGTGGGTGACTCATCTGATCTAACAAAGAAACGAGTCATTGCCGTCGCAACGCTGTTAAGCGCTGCTCATTCTTGTCAATAACGGAGAGAACAAATGACCAATTGGAAGCTAAAGGACCTACGCAACGACCGCAGAAGAAGCTTTTTAAAGATGTGCGGTGTGATGGCCGCAGCAGTGGGAATATCAAGGTCAGATTTGCTGAATTTTCTTTCTGATGAGGGAGGCACAGGTCTAGCAGAAGCTGCAGGATCGACATACGGACGATCATTGCTCGTACCTGCCCCGAACGGTTCACAAGCTTGGTTTCAAGAGTTATGGCCTGTCGCAGATGTTGGTTTCAAGGCATGTCAAAATGCCAACGTCTCAGGATTGACTTCTAACTTCGGTGGATTCTCTTCCTACCTGTACACACAACAATATGGATACAATCCGGCTAACGGATACAGAGGAACTTATACATGGGGCAAGGGAAATGTAATGCCAACGCTTCCTAACGGCGTGAAAGGATGGTCAGGAGGAGATAGGTCATTCTTCTACGGTCCAGATGCTCCATGGTTTGATCATGCAACAGGAATTCCAAAGTATCCTGTCTCTGCTTTCATGTCAGGTAAGGATGAGACCCATACGGAATTTCCTGCCTCGCAGGTTGCCCTTTCAGGAAATTCTTCAATGCAGGCTGCATTGGCATCTTTAGGTGCAGTTGGATCATCAGCTATAGTTCCAGTTTTAGGTATCGATCCCGTGAAATATGGCCGAGCCCCTGGTGCTCCTGAGGTCGCAACTGTTCCAAGTTCAACAGGAATGATTGATCTGTTCAACAGCGCCGCAAGTCAGTTTGCATTAGCATCCAAGGCAGATCAAGAGCTGTTTGAGGTATATTACAAGGCGTTACTAGGACTTCGTAAGTCATCGAATAGAACTTCGTGGGCACCGCAGATGCAAGTCACAAAGAATGCTGCAAGGATCATCGGTCTCAATTTTGCATCTCAGTTGACTCCGACCAGTCAAGATCTAATCGATTTTGGAGTTCAAGAGATGATTGACGGTCTAAACTCATCTTCTTCGTACATGACTCCTGCGCAACGTAAGGGCATTGAAGAATTTGGTAGAACCTTGATCGTCGTTGCAAAGGCATTCACGCTCGGTCTGTCCAAGACAGCCATCGTAGCTCTATCTCCTGGTCCGACGAGCGACACGACCTTCACTGATCCACACGTTACTTTTGATTCTATGACCTTGATGAACCAAGGTAGAAATACCACGAAGCACTTAGGCAAGGTGTTGAATGGATTCTACAACTACCTGTCTCAACAGGTTGATCCTGAGAATCCCACGGAACGACTCGATCAGAGTACGGTGTTCGTTGCATACGGCGACACACCCCATACTCCGCTTCAAGGATCGACATGGCCTGATGCGACTCCTGATGCCTGTAATTGGACATACGTGATGGATCCAAAGGGTTACATCAAGAACGGATGGTTCGGTCACGTCTATGCAAACAAAATGTCAGGAAAGAATGCAGTCGGATACAATCCCGCTTCGGGATTGGATGATTCATCAAAGACGTCGGATCAAATGTCATCATTCTCATCCACTGCAGCGGTATATGCCACCGCGCGTGGGGATTCAAACAAGACTTCAGAGTATGGAAACTCCGTGTCGATGATCACAGGATTGATCAACAGCAAATGATCTCTTTCACGATTTAAGGCAAATTTCTCATCGTGTACATGTTGATGCAGTAAAAGTATCCTTCTATCATTCGGCAAGCATCAAATGAGCCGATCGTAAAAAACCAAAAATTGGAGAGACTATATGCCAAGGAATAAGAAAAACTACACTTCAACGAACAAGAATGCAATCATCCGTAGCCGTGTTGATCGCACTGGCAAGCTTCGAACCGAGACTGCTCGTCGTGATGATGGTTTCAATGCTGCAGTGACGACAGATTCTCGTAACGACTCAACTCGATTCTTTATCGATCTTGAGCAACAGACGGTTGAGTTCACAGGCCGCGAGGCACGAACGTTGTATCGCCTGCTTCGCAATCATTACGAATTCACTGGCAAGCCGCGTCGTTGAACACAAGACTTACTTAGTCTTCCTTGAAAAGGAGATCATACGATCTCCTTTTCTTTTTTGTTTTATATAATGGCTTGCATACCTATGCAATGAAACAGTGGCAAAGATAGTCAGCAAGTCTCATGTCGTCATAGCTTCACTTCTCAAGGCAAAAAAAGACCTTGAGAGTCTGCTGGTCACTGTCTCTACATGGAAGAAGAACGGCGTTGACGGAAGGGGTGTCATACCGTTCGCCATTTTGCCCATTGAAGAAAAATTAAAAAAATCTATCAACGACATTGAAGAGATGATTAAAGTTGCATCAATGCTGTGATCGATTTTCTTAAAAATCTTTTAAGATTAAAAAAATAGCTGATCCCTGAATAATTAAGGTGTATCAGGGGAGATTGCAAGATGCCTAAAGTTGTTGTTAATGATTCACAAGGTTTGGTTCAACAGGCAGGTTCCGGATTTGAAGTCAGCACTTCGCTTTCTTTATCTTCGTTGCCGACGACGTCAGTCGTTGCAAAGTCTGCGGCTGAGACGATCGGATCGCCTGGAGTTTATACTCTTTCGTCTTCAGTAGCCGCGATCACAATGGTGATGCCTACTGCAGAATCGGTTCCTGGAGGCGTCTTCGTCTTTCGTTCGACATCTGCCCATGCTCATGCTTTGACAGGGTCTCTAGAGACAGCCGGTGTTAAGGTGTTCGCAGGTCAAGCCGGTGCGACACCTGACGAACAGGGAAGCAAGATCGCACTGGCTTCGGCAGAAGGTTCCTCTGTGGCTCTTGTCAGCGACGGAAAGAGCTTTTTGGTGATGGCAGCATCCGGATCATGCGTCATTAGCGGTCTATGATGTCACAGACCCATTGATCACAAAGGCTCTGGATTTATCTCCAGGGCCTTTTGTTTTTATGTTTTTTATTTTTCCGTGTATTTATGTGTAGACATTTCGGAGATTAATCATGAAGCATCGTATCACTGAGGCTCAATTACGTAAGTTGGTCTATTCGCAAGTCAAGAGATTGACAGAAGCAGGAGAACAATTGTCTCTTCCTGGGATGGGACAAGATTCTCAAGCGGATAAAAAACGAGATCAAATGTTAGATAAAATCTTAACTAAGCTTAAACCGGCTTTAAAAGATGATCAGCTTGCATCTCAACTTGCTTCAGCACTAAAAGACGTTAAGGGGCTAGAATCAGGTGCTGACAAAGCAGCAATACAACAAGCATTAAGCACGACAGATCAAGGGGCATTAGCTCGTTTTGCTGTAAAAATTCTGACTGGTGAAATTGTGCCTACTACGCTAACAACAATTTTGGCTGATTTAAAAACACAAGCATCAGATTTTGCAAAACAATAAGCTCCCCCGTCAGGGTGAAGTTTATTTTATTCCACATTAGAATAATATTCGAACATGTCAGCCGCAACAGAAAACCTGTTATTACAGATAGTCGATCTTGAAGGTAGGATCAATGATGCTCGTTCTAGGGGAGAGAACACGTTTCAACTAGAAGAAGTATTGTTGTCATTGAAGACACAGTTTGCGACATTGAATGAAGCTCTAAATAAACCTCAAGGCGTCTTAAAGGGATGAACATGCAAAAAGTAGATCTATATCAACCGATGCTTCATGTTAGAGTCGGAGCTCCTCCTCTTGCGATCAACGTTGGGGTGTCTCGCAGCAATCAAGAGACCGTTGGTGGCTTGGTAGAGAGCGCAGTTCGTCCTGAGACATATGTCTTGTTGTCTGCTCTACCCGAAGAGCTTCGAGAACGAGTGAAGATTGCGATCAGGGCATTGTCGACATTCTGAGGTAGCACATGATGCAGATCTTACGCAGGGGTTCGACAGGCCTTCAGGTCGAAAAGTGGCAAAATTTCCTTAGGGGTTTGGTTGCAGACAGCCACATCATCGTCAATGGCGATTTTGATGCATTTACTGAAACAGAGACCAAGTACTTTCAAAACAGGAAAGGTCTCACCCCTGATGGCGTTGTCGGTTCAAAAACGATCTCTGCTGCTCTTCAGTGTGGCTTTCCCTTGATGGATGATCCAACGGCGGACATAAATGGACCTAACTGGCCTCAGCCTCCAAATCATGGATCTCTAAATCCGATTGATAGAGAGAAGATGTTTGGAAAGTTCTCTTTCACGCCTGCCCCGACGACGTCGAACCCAGAAGGAATATCGATCATCGGCGATTGGGCAAAGAAGAACATCACGACAGTCAACATCCCACGTTTGACGAGCATTCCTGGATTCTCAAAATCAGGCAACGTGACGATTCATTCAGCGCTGTCCAAACAGTTCCTTGATCTATTTGACGCATGGCACTCTGCAGGATTGACATACTTGATCATGACATGGGGAGGAACATGGGCTCCTAGATTCATTCGAGGGTCAAGGACAGCTTTATCAAACCATGCCTGGGGAACGGCGTTTGACATCAACGTTCAATGGAATCAACTCGGCGTTCAACCTGCTTTACGGGGAGCCACTGGCTCAGTGAGAGAATTGGTCGGCATAGCTTATGACCATGGATTCTATTGGGGCGGATGGTTTCCAAATAGACCTGATGGAATGCATTTTGAAGCCTATAAGATGCTTTGATCAGTCGAACGTCTTTGTCATGTCAATAGTTAATCATTGATATGTCGATCACAAGAAGAGATGCATCTAGATCTAGGAAGGTCTATTCCTACTACAGACCTCGTCCAGTCCAGCAAGTCGTTGACAACAACTCGTATGATTCGTACGATGTGATGGTGTGGAATGAAACTCCCACAGGTGAGGTAGATGGAAACAACAGCACTTTTGTCATCTCATACCAACCGAATCCTGATAAGACGTTGGTGTTCTTAAATGATGTCCTGCAAATATCATCTGGGGTTGATTATTCGTTGTCTGACAGGCTGTTGATTTTTAACACGGCTCCAAAGACAGGCGACAAGATAAGTGTCACGTACTCTAGAGTAGTTTGACTACGATTCTATTTAGTAAGATTTTTTTTTGCCGCTCATCCATATTTTTATCTAAGAATTTGAGTGTTAGGTGACGTACGTATATGACAACATTCGCCTCAACAATAAGCCCCACGCCGTTCGGTTTCTTTGATTCTGATTCAGCTTTTCAGACTGAAGCCGATGGTATGGTGACGTTCGTCAAACGAAAGCTAGGTGACGATGTCCTGTCAGTAGAGTTGACAAAGAAAGAGATTTGGGCATGTTTCGAAGAAGCATGTTGTGAATATTCACGTTTGATACATGAAATGAAGATAACGTCAGATCTGACGAACGTCATGGGTCTTCCTACAGGTTCGAATGACCTAACGAACAGATATGCCAAGAGAACAGTAGAATACCTGCTAAGAATGGCAGAGCCATATGCGACGGAAGCATATGTAGGAGGATCTTTTGACGCCACGTTAGGTTACATCGACCTGATCAAGGATAAACAGGATTATAACCTGTATGAAGATCTTAAGGTCGCTTCTGGAAGCCTGTCAGGTAGCTCTATCTACAGTACGTTGCCAGCTGGAAGAAAAGGAAAATTAAAGATAGTCGAGATATTTCACTTTGAGCCTCTTGCAGCGCAGCAGTTCCTTCTCAATGCATCGAACATCACAAATTTTCTTGCCACAAACTTTAACTATGAATCATACGTTAACTCAACTGTGTTTTATGTGTTGCCTGTGTTTGAAGACGTTCTGCGAAGAGGAATGCTTGAGACTGCGTTCAGAGTCAGAAGATCTCAATACAGTTATGATGTCATAGGAAGCAATCTAAGGATTTATCCCATACCTTCATCAGATCTTCAGATGGGTAAGATGTTCGTAAAGGTGATGGAACCTCATGATCCCTTGAATCCAACATCATATGAAGATGACACGATATACGGAATATCAGGACCAAGCAACATACCCTTTGGCAACATTCCCTTCACCACAATAAATCAACCTGGAAAACAATGGATTCGTCAGTACACCCTGGCTCTATGCAAAGAGCTATTAGGACTCATACGATCAAAATTTCAAACGATTCCTATTCCAAATGCAGATCTACAACTAAACGGCTCTGACTTGTTGACCCAGTCTCGTGAAGATAAAGAAAAGTTGACGACTCAAATGAAAGAGTTCTTGGCTAACCTGACCCATCAGAAGCTATTGGAAGCTGACGCTCTTGCAGCAGAAAACATGCAGAAACAGTTGAGATACATACCCATGCCTCTAGGCAAGGGAATCGTGATAGGTTGATAGGCCATGGCAAGATTATTCATCACACCCAGAGAGATCAACTTCATTTCAGATCTCACAAAAGAGATCGTCAAGGACGTCATCGGTCAAAAGATCTATTACTATCCCATCTCAGAGACGAAGACTCAGTCTCATGAGGTCTATGACGAGGCTCTACAGAAAGTGTTTGACAATCCGATCGTCGTAGAGGCTCTTGTAAACGCACAGTTTCAGAACGAGACGAAGATAACGAAGTTTGGTATTGATTCTCAATTTACGTTGGAAGTTTACATACAACACAGAGATATGGTCGAGAAGGGGTTGAATCCGTCGATAGGCGATTACTTCTCATTCGGATCGATCTTCTACGAGATCACAGAATACAAGTACATGCGCACGATTTATGGCCAGGCAGAGAACATCGATGGAGTTTCATTGATGGGAACTAGAGTACGTGAGAGCCAGTTTAAGGCCATCACAAATGGACCGACGGATATCAAGTACGCAGATCCAGATGCCGTTCAAGAGACATTTGTGCAACAAAGAGGAGTCGCTGAGAACAAGGATGGCCCAACTGCAGACGTTAGAGACTTGGTCAAGAACGGTGTCCTTGATCCTCCGTTGTCAGGACCTAGGGAGGTTTCTGGATTGGGAGATTCTACAGGAACTGGAAGTTCTTTCTATGATGAGTGATTATGCCAACACGTTTTAATTCAAAGAGTCAGTCTACCTTCGGCGTCATCGGGATTAATGCCGACACGCATCAAGGTATACCTGATCTGTCTATCGCACCAGTAGGCATAGAGGATGTCGACGTTGCTCTATTTAAATTGTTTGAAAATGAGATTAAGTTGCAAGTTGAAGGAAATAATGCAGAGCCCAAGAAGGTTCCTGTCATCTTCGCATCAGGTGAAAAGTGGGCATTGTTGAAGAAAAAACGAGCCTTGAGGGATCGAAACAATTCTTTGATACTTCCCCTGGTAACGATCGCGCGGACGAACATAACTCAAGATGCCACGTCAGACATAGTCGGTCGTGGCATCAATCAGCAGACAAATGAGATCGTGATTCACAGAAGGTTAGACAAGTCCGACAGGGGTTATCAAAATCTGATCAACAGGTTCTTGTTGAAGAACCAGAAAAACGTTGCTGTCGATCCTAATTCTGACCACGCCGAAGGCCAACTCTTAACTGAGCGTGAGGTCGGGGCGGATGAGACAGACCCCACATTTAGGGACGGAGCTTGGCTTGCAGACATCAAGAAGAACAACATATATGAGACGATAGTCATACCTGCGCCTCAGTTCTGCACGATAGACTATGAAGTCAGCATGTGGACTCAGTACACACAACACATGAATCAGTTGATCGAACAGTTGATCTCTTCTTTCTTACCTCAAGGAAATTCTTGGAGAATAAACACATCTAAGGGATACTGGTTCCTTGCCATGGTCGAAGGTAACTCCTACAACCCTGAAGGAAATTATGATGAGATGGGTCAAGAAGAGAGAATCATCAAGTATAAGTTTAACGTCAATGTTAAAGCGTACATCTTTGCGACCCAGCAACCTGGTGTAGGAATACCGATCAAGAGATACGTTTCATCTCCTGTTGTAAGCTTTGACGTAGGAACGTCATCAAATTCAGTTCAAGATCAACTACCGAACGTCGTCAATGATCCATTTCTTGGATCGGACGATCCGACGTTACCTCTTTCTGCAGAAAAAAACCTGAGATCAGATCAACGAAGGACAGGAATCGGAAACTATGACCCGAAGGATCCAAACGTAATGATCGATCCTGCATTGTCCAACAGAACACAACGGCAAAATCTTCCTCAATACCTAAAAGTAACATCGAACGGATTAGACGGGAAATCTCAAACTGGATACGTCAGAGTATACTCTGTCAATAAGTCGTCTGGAGAGTCCATTGTAAAACCAGGTTCAGTGACACAACCAGGGTCCAATAAATCAAATCAGGCGCCGTTAACTCCTGATGAGTTGCTCGGTGGTCTTACCTATCACGTGACCAAAGACTTTTGATATTCAAAAATGTTTTTTGGTTTTCTTGAGATACTTATAAGGAAAGTTTGTCTGTTGCATGAAGGAGCAAGATAATGGCCGAGCAAGTTTTTAGGTCTCCTGGGTTTTTTGAGCGTGAGATTGAGTTAAGGGTCCCGCCACCGTCAGGTCCCGTTGGGGTTCCTGCAGGAGTGATAGGTACATCGAATAAGGGTCCTGCTTTCGTTCCCGTCGCCGTCGCGAGTTTTAATGAATTCACAAGCATCTTTGGAGATCTAGATCCGAAGAAGTTTGGTCCGTATGCAGTTAATGAGTTCTTGAAGAATCGTACTGCGTTGACGTTCATGAGAGTTCTTGGAGCTGGTGCAAACAAGAGCACAACGGACATCTCAACGACCGTATCGACAGGACGAGTTAGAAACGCTGGATTCAAAATAGAAGGATCTGTAGCGTCCCATGATGCATTGGGCCGTCACGTTGGATCAGTGCAGTACCTCGTTGCAGATCACACCCTGCAAGCTAGTGAGGCATACGGCATGCCGATCTTTACGGACAATGATTCACGTTCGCAGTCAAGCAATATGAATCTCGTCCGTGGTGTCGTCATGATGGCGTCCGGTGCTAGAATGATGGTGCTTGATGGTAATCAATTGGTTCCTTCGGCATTTGTCGGTGCCACGACGCTCGATGATGCTGCATTGGTTAAACTAGGTAAGTTTAAGCTAGTCATATCCTCTACGTTGGGATCTAACTTTGCTTTCGATGACAAGCTTCCAGGTGTCAAGGTCTACACTGCATCAATGAATCCCAGCAGCGATGATTACTTCGGTAAGGTTCTTAACAGGGATCCAGAGAAATTTGCTCAGTACCAACACTTGTTGTATGCAGATTTTGCCGTTGATGACGAGATTGCCACTGTCGTCAATGACGATTACGTCGCAGTCCTGTCGGGATCAACAAACACCAGCAACGTATCTGGAGAGCCTTCAACCGTGTTTAGAAATGCATTCGGAGGTTTTGACACTCGCTTTACCACGCCGAAGACTCCACACTTCATATCTCAGCCTTTCGGCACGACTGAGTATGATCTTTTCGCCCTAGAGGCTCTTGATGATGGAGCATATGCCAACAGCCTGTACAAGGTTTCGATAGCAAACCTTAAGGTGTCTGAGAACGAAGCTGATGAATACGGAACGTTCAACGTTCAGATCCGCGATTGGAATGACACAGACATCAACCCTCAGATTCTAGAGGAGTTCGTCAACTGTTCGTTCAATCCTGATGCAGACAACTACATCGGTAAGTTGATCGGCGACCGCAAGGTGACGTACGACTTTGATCAAGACATTGTCAGCGAACGTAGAGTCATTACAAGCGGTAAATATGCCAACGTTTCCAAGCTCGTTAGGGTCATCATACCGACTGCGGTCGAGGACAAGAAGGTTCCTGCAAAATCTCTACCTTTCGGATTCAGAGGTCACGAGGTCATAAAGACGAATGATTCTCTATCAGATGGTGTGACAGGAGCAAAGAGGCTTGCAGGTGTGTTTGACGTTCCATCGTCAGGCATACTTTCGCAATCCATCGTTCCTCCTGTTCCTTACCGTTTTAAGGTCACAAAGGGCGAGATTCCTTCAACGACAAGCTGGGACGGAAGCCCCGGCCCTCAAGAGGCAGCATCACCTCAGTTCTATTGGGGTGTCAAGTTTGAGAGAAATGATGTACCTCTAAATGCGAACTTGACAGAAGTCAAGAATCCTTTGCTCGAGAGCTTCACCAAGTTCTCTGGCATCAAGAAGCTTGACGTTCTCGTCACAGGATCTGGCGCTGACGTGTTGAACAACAACAAGTTCTCATTGTCCAAGGTTGCATTCTCAGCGACCGCGATATCAGCACTGACGGGAACGATCAGAGCTCACATGAGAGAAGCTGCATACGTCAGAAATGCGAATGTCGATCCGTCAAACTACACGATCAATGATCCGGTTCTAGGAAATCGTATCACCTTTGCATCTCTGTTGTCGAACGGGCAGCCTTATGAATTCAACAAGTATTCTTCATTTGCTAAATTCACGTCATTCATGCAAGGAGGTTTCGACGGTCTAAACATCCTTGATTCAGCAGCCGCAAGAATGAATGACAAGGCAACCTCATTTGAGACTCCTCTAGGCGCAGCATCAACGACATACGTCTCTCCTGGGCTGACGACCAATCAAGCCGGTGTTGGAGTTGATAACAACTCAGTCAACTCTTACATCACTGCCGTCGACGTGATGACAGATGCATTGCAGGTCAACGTCAACCTGTTGGCGCTTCCTGGAATTCGTGAAGATTACATTACCAACTACACATCAAAGAAGGTTCGTGATTACGGCCTCTCAATGTATGTTATGGATCTTCCGAACTATGATGACAACAACAATCGCATCTATGATGACTCGACTGCCAAGATAAACATAGAGAACACTGCATCGACGTTTGAGGACAGGACATTCGACAACAACTACGTTGCGACATACTTCCCTAACGTCTACATTAATGATGCCGTCAACAACCGCTATGTCAAGGTACCGGCTTCTGTCGCAGCACTGGGTGCGATAGGATTCAACGACAGGAATGCATACCCATGGTTTGCGCCGGCCGGTTTCAACCGCGCAGCTCTTGACTTCGTCAACAACGTAGAGGTCAGATTGAATGTGTCAGATAGAGATCGACTCTACGATGCACGCATCAATCCGATCGCGACGTTCCCACGTCTTGGATTCGTGATATACGGTCAAAAGACTCTGCAGATCAGGAAGTCGGCTCTTGATAGAGTCAACGTTCGACGCCTCCTCCTCGAGGTGAAGAGATTGATCATAAACATAGCAAACAGGATCGTGTTCGAGCAGAACACGCCGGCGGTTCGCAATAAGTTCGTTGCTGACTCTACGCTTCAATTGAGCCTCATCCAAGCGCAGGCAGGTATCGAAGCGTTCCAGGTCGTGATGAACGAAACGAACAACACACAAGAAGATGTCGATCTCAATCGTTTAAATGGAAGGATCGTTGTGGTCCCGACAAGAGCGATCGAATTCATCGCCATCGACTTCATCGTCACAAATGCGGGCGTTCAGTTCGTTTGATACTGAAAATTCGCAGATAAATTGATACTTAATCAGCAAAGCGTAGGAGCGAGATAAATGGCACAGCTCAAGTTTGGAAGCGCAGGGGTAACGACAAGAGAAATTGATCTAACAGGACCGGTCGAGGTTGGTCCAGCGGGCGTACCGGCAGGTGTTGTCGGAACGTCAGTCAAGGGGCCAGCCTTCGTTCCGCTGACGTACGGAACGTTGAAGGACTTCTTTGCAAAGTTCGGTGAGAGCGATGCGAAGAAGTTTGGTCCTCTTGCTGTATCTGAGTGGATGCGCCGAGCGACGGCGGTCACTTATCTCAGGGTTCTAGGAGTCGGTGATGGAAAGAAAAGAGTCTCTTCCGGTACTACGGCAGGTGACGTGACCAGCGCCGGCTTTACAGTAGGTGAAAAGCAGCCTTCATCAACTGATGGAGCTCTATCATCAAACGCGTATGCAAACTCAGGTGGTATACCTGGTCGTACGTACTTCCTAGGTTGCTTCATGTCAGAATCTCAAGGATCAAGCGCATTCAGCGCAGCAGGTCTTCAAGGCACCGGCAGCGTCAACAACATCGTTGCTGCTGCTGTGCCGATCGTGAGAGGCGTGTTGATGGCACCTTCAGGAGTCATTCTTCGCATGTCGGCTTCTGCAGTAGGAATCAATTCGGCTCCTCCTGCTTCAACGCTGATTGCACTCGATGCATCAGCGAGAGGAACGACACTGGGAATGATGATCTTGACATCGAGCAATGTATCGAAGCAAGAGTTCACCTTGTTGTTGAACGGACACAAGGGAACGGATGCAGCATATCCGAACGTGTTGACAGCGTCTTTCGACGTCACGGCAGCAAACTACATCAGCAAGGTCCTGAACACAGATCCTTTCAAGATGGAACAAGCAGGTCACTACCTTGCAGCACACTGGGATATCCATCCAGCTCTTGCGGTCGTCACCGGCGCAGGTGCCGTCGCTTCAGGATCAATCTTTGATACAGGATACAGAGCAGAACGCAGCGCATTCTTGTTGTCAGGATCTGGAGCTCGTGACGTAGGATCTTCGACTGCACCGAATTACGAAGGATACCGCGATAGGTTCTCAAGCGCAAAGTCGCCTTGGGTCATCTCTCAGAAGTTCGGCGGATCACCCGTCAATCTCTTCAAGCTTCATGCTCTAGATGATGGTGCAGGAATCTCAAACAAGTACAAGGTCTCAATCTACAACATCGTGCCGTCAAATGACCCAACGAACAAGTACGGATCTTTCAGCCTTTCAATTCGTAGCCTGACTGACACCGACATTGACCAGAAGGTCTTTGAACGTTGGGAAGGAATCAATCTCGATCCTTCATCAGATCGCTACATCGCCAAGGTGATCGGTGACATCAATGCATACTATGACTTCGATCGTGACGATGCAGCGCAGAAGCTGGTGATCGAAGGTAACTATGAGCTTCGCTCACGTTACGTAAGGGTTGAGGTCTCTAATGAAGTCGCAGATGCATCGGTCGATCCGACAGCCGTGCCGATGGGCTTCAGGGGCATCTACCACTTGGTGACTTCAGGATCGACCCCACTGGCTGCCCTCGGTGGTCTGGATTCAGGATCTTTGGTCTCAGTCGGCGGAACAGAACTTCGCAACGTCGTTGAGCCTCCGCTCCAATTCAGGAATCACCTCAATGATGGTACGGGTCAACAGACACAGGTCAACTCTCGTTACCACTGGGGCGTCAAGTTCGAGCACATAACTGATCTATCAGAACAGAACAGCTCAATACTTCAGGACAAGTCCATTCACAGCTTCACGAAGCACTTCCCGAATCACTCAACAGTGAACCTGAACGTCCTCATCGGGGACAACTCCGGAGTCGCCGATTCTGCACAACTCGGAATTCTTGATGCTGATCGATTCTGCAACAACCTGTTCTCACTTGAGCACATTAAGATCTTGACGGGATCAAACGGTACCGTTGCACAGAATGATGATTGGAAGTACGCCGATTATGTCAGGAAAGGCAACATCACTACAGATAATGCAGCCAAGACAAGGGCAGTCGCAGCAAGCGACCTCACGAACTCTCAGAACCGCAAGTTCTTAAAGTTCTCATTCATCATGCAAGGCGGCTTCGACGGCGTCAACATCTTCAACCAAGATGAAGCAGATATCAGCAATGCAGCCGCAGTCGCAGACATGAACGACGTCAATCGTGGTCGCTCTGCAGGACCCAACGTTGCGGCATACCTCAAGGCCCTCGAGGTCATGAAGAACACAACTAACGTCGACATACAGCTGCTTGCAATACCTGGTATCAGAGTTCCAGTCATCACTGACGAGGCCATCAGGTCCACAGAAGAGAGGTTTGACGCCCTCTATATCATGGACATTGAGCAGGTCGACAAGGACGGAAACCTGATCAACATTGCTACTGCAACGAAGCCGTCAGTCAAGGAAACAGTCGATCAGCACAAGGCACGTAACATCAACACGTCCTTCGCAGCGGCATACTTCCCTGACGTCCTCATGAGAGATCCGGTCAAGACGACGAACACAGTCGTGGTTCCTCCTTCGGTCGTCGTGATGGGTGCCTTATCGCTAAATGATTCGATAGGTTATCCATGGTTCGCACCAGCGGGTCTGTCAAGAGGAGATCTTTCTACGACGCTAGAGACGAGCATCCAGTTGAAGGATGCGGATCTCGACTCGTTGTACGATGAGGACATCAATCCGATATATGCACCGGCAACGACGACACGAGGAGGAACGAATCCGAAGGGTGGAGTCGTGGTCTGGGGACAGAAGACGATGTTGCAGACGGCGTCAGCGCTCGACCGTATCAACGTCCGCCGCCTCCTCATCGACGTCCGCCGCCAGGTTCGTGAGATTGCACAGACGATCATCTTCGAGCCAAACCGTGAAGCGACCCTCGCCCGCTTCACTGCGGCAGTCACGCCAAGACTCCAGAGAATCCAGGCCCTTGCTGGTCTCGAGAGATTCCGCGTCATCATCGATTCTTCGACGACGACACAAGCGGACATTGAAAACAACACAGTCAGAGGCAAGATCTTCTTGCAACCAACAAAGACGATCGAGTTCGTCTCCTTGGACTTCGTTGTGGCCAACAACCTTCAACAAGTCCAGTGAAATAAATCACAAAAAAGCACCTAATAATTCAGGTGTCAAAATATTGAATTAATTTTTAAGGGCTTCCTCGGAGGCCCTTAATTATTTTATGGCGTCAATCGTTGCGAGGATGGTCGCATAGATTGCCGTCGACATAGTTATGTTGCGTAGAGAAACGTATAAATGTCAAAGCGAGAGATAAAGGGCGCCGGATTGCTTGCTAGCGATCTGGGGTTCGTTGGCCCGTTCAAGCAAGCCCCGTCAGGAATTCCTGCAGCGGTCATTGGTCCTGCTCTAAAGGGTCCTGCATTTGTTCCTGTGACGTTGCGGACGGTCACGGATCTGTTCACAACATTCGGTGCCACGAACATATCAGGATCCACCGTGGGAGTACCTGAGACGTCGACGAACTACGGATTGATGGCGTCTGAAGAATGGTTACAGAACTCAACTGCATTGACGTACCTGCGAGTCCTCGGGGTCGGTGATGGTAACAAGAGAGTTGATTCTGGTGCCACGTCAGGAGACGTGGCCAACGCAGGCTTCACGGTGGGTGAAAAGCTACCAGATTACGTCAACTCTTCAGGTACATTAGGCTCCAATCCATATGCAAACTCAGGTGGCATACCTGGTCGCACATACTTTCTAGGATGTTTCATGTCTGAGTCAGCGGGTTCGACGATCTTCAGCTCTGCAAAGATTCAAGGCACGGGAAGCGTGAACAACTCTGGAGCATCTTCCATTCCGCTCGTGCGTGCGATACTCATGGCTCCTTCAGGCGTCGTCTTGAGATTGTCTGCGTCTGGTGGCGGAAGGAACTCGAACCCTCCTGCTTCATCCCTCGTTGCGACTGATGCATCATCGAACGGAACGTCATTGGGTTCAGTCGTGTTGTATGACGGCATAGGAACTTCATTGCAGCAGTTTGTCCTCTTGCTGAACGGCCATAAGGGAACAGATGAGTATCCCAATGTCATCACCGCATCGTTGGACATGCAGTCAGACAACTACATAGGGCGGGTCTTAAATCAGTCAGCTTCATTCATTCAACAGGCCGGTCACTATCTTTCAACGTATTGGGACATCCATCCAAGCGTTGCATTCCTGACGGGTACAGGCGTCGTCTCTGCAGGATGTGATGTTCCAAACTCTACGAACCAAGTCCTAGGAAAAGAGAGATCCGTTTTCTTGTTGACAGGATCTTCAGGATGGAATGCTGGATCGTCTACTGCTCCCAACTACGAAAACTTTAGGGACAGGTTTTCTCATGCAGTGACTCCATGGATCATCTCACAAAAAATCCACGGAAAATACGTCAACTTGTTTAGGTTTCATGCTCTTGATGCAGGATCCAACGTGTCCAATCAATACAAGGTATTGATACACGACATCATTCCTGCTGCTGTGACAGATGATTACCAATACGCTTCTTTCACGGTTTCAATTCGAAGTTTTAGGGATCTGGATGATTCATCACCTGACCTAGAAACGTACATCGACGTGAACCTTGATCCTGCTTCACCGCGATACATCTCAAAGATCATAGGAGACACTCATGCCTATTACGACTTTGATCGAACGGCGGGCGAACAAAAGTTCGTCATAGAAGGAAATTATCCCGTAAGATCCAGGATCCTACGTGTCGAAGTCTCACCTGGTGTCTCAGACCAATCCGCGCCAGCCGTTGTCATTCCAATGGGGTTCAGAGGAGTGTCTCATCTCGTCACGTCAGGATCATCTCCCCTTGCGTCTTTAGGAGGCACAGACGCCAGTGCGCTGTCTGTTTCTAATTTCTTGCGCAACACGACGGCATTACCGCTACCTCTGATGGAAAACCTCAATGCATTGGATGGTAACGGAAACTTCAAATCATCAGCTTCCAGACGGTGGGGCGTCAGGTTTGAGATGACGACCGATCCTACGGATCCAAATGCAAGCAAGACGTTCAACGAATCTCTTGAAGCGATGACTCGTCATTTCCCAAACCACTCAACGACGTATGCAAACTTTTCTGTCTCAAACAACGAAGGAACGCCTGACACGGCTCAGTTGGGAATCATCGATGCAGATAGGTTCTGCAACAACCTATTCACTTTAGAGAATATAAGAATCAAGACAGGGTCAAACGGATTCGTTGATCCAGCGGAAGACTGGGTCTTTGCCTCTTACGTAAGGGATGGAGGATTTGCTGCTGAAGACTTTTTCAAGACTAGGCCCGTAGGAGTGAACGATCTTCGTGATGCTCAGAGCAGGAACTACCTGTCTTTCTACACGATCTTTCAAGGAGGATCTGACGGCCTCAACATCTTCGACTTTGAGGAAAAAAACCTTACAAATGCCGCAGTCAGGGCAGACATGGATTACCCAGAACGAGGACGTGAACAAGGTCCGAACGTCAGAGCATACCACAAGGCGCTGGACATCCTAGGTAATGTTTCTGATTTCGACATGAACTTGTTGGCCATACCTGGAATCAGGCATCCCGTCGTGACCGACGAGGCGATATCGGTCGTTGAGTCTAGGTTCGACGCGATGTATGTGATGGACGTTGAACAATCTAACATTTCAGGAGAGACGCTCGACATGTCTAGATACGCTGCGTATGTTAATAATGACCGTGCAGACGTATCGAGCACAATCAGGCAATTCACCGCTCGTGGGTTGAACTCAAGCTTTGCAGCAGCATACTTCCCAGACGTCGTTCAGAGCATACCGTCTGTCGTCTATGGGATCGATAGAGTTGAAGTCCCACCGTCTGTCGTGGTGCTGGGTGCGATGTCGTTGAATGACAGCATAGGTCAGCCGTGGTTCGCACCGGCCGGTGCGACTAGAGGCAATCTTCCTAGGACGCTGCTGACGATAGGAAATGTTTCAGAAAATGACCTTAATTCCCTATATTCAAATAACATAAATCCTCTATACGTCACGAAGAATGCCAGTAACAAAGACTCCGGCGTCGTCATATTGGGACAGAAGACTGTTTCTAGCTCTACATCGTCGCTCAGTAGAATCAACGTTCGTAGGTTATTAATCGAAATCCGCCGTCAGGCAAGAGAAGTTGCCTTGGGACTACTTTTCAGTCAAAATCTTCAAACTACGCTAGGAATATTTTCTAGTGAAATGGGTCGTCGGCTGTCTGTGATCCAAGGCCTGTTTGGATTGAGAGAATACAATGTCAAGGTAGATTTGTCGACAACGACGCAGAAAGATATAGATAATAACACGATCAGAGGCAAGATTTATCTACGCCCCACCAAGATCAAAGAATTCGTATCGTTGGACTTCATAGTGTCCAACGGGTTAGAGTCAGAGATATAAAGTTCAATTTTTTTTTAATAATCATCGATAAAGAATAATTATGCTAGCTTCATTAGCAGGAGAAACCCATCATGGCTGAAACACTTGACGTCACGTCAATGATTCCGAACAAGTTTGAACCAAAACGAAAAAACCGTTGGGTTCTAATGATCGAAGGCATCGACGCTTACATTCTAAAAACCGCAGCTCGTCCTCAGATCACAACTGAAGAAGTTGAAGTTCCGTTCATCAACTCACGTCGGTACCTCGCAGGTAAGACGACGTTCAGCACGATGAACGTGACCCTTCATGACCCAATCGCTCCATCAGGTGCGCAACAGGTCATGGAATGGATCAGGCTTCACTTCGAGTCTGTCTCTGGTCGTTCCGGTTATGCAGACTTTTATAAGCGTGACATCCAATTAAAGATGCTCGATCCTGTCGGCACGGTCGTCGAGCTGTGGGACATCAAGGGAGCATTCATCACCGATGCAAACTTCAACGAAGTCACATATGAAGACGGCGGTCCGGTTGAAATCGCTCTAACTCTCCGCTATGACAACTGTGTATTGCAGTACTGATTGATCAGCAGCATGATGACAGCAAAAGGCCCGTTGTTGGGCCTTTTGTTTTTTTATGGTCTTGGTTTACTTTTTTAAGTCTTGATTACATAATGAAGTAAAGTCTTTTAGGAGATATATGTCAGACCAGAGAGAGACCAAGAACGCAGTATTTACTTCATCAAATGCACCTGCCGGAGTTGACCCAAGAATGCCATCGATTTCTGCAGCAGAGAAGCTGAAGGCAGATTTCGGCCTAGACATTCCAAGTGAGATGGTTCCTCTTCCGTCAGGCGGGAGGGTTTACCCTCCTGGATCGGCATTGCATTTAAAAGAAACAGTAGAGATTCGCCCGATGACTGCTCGTGAAGAAGACATCTTGACGTCAAGGGCTCTTATAAAAAAAGGAACCGTTGTCAACGAATTGATCAAAGCTTGTGTGATTGATCGTTCGATCAACGTTTCTGATATACTTCTTGGTGATCGAAACGCATTGATGGTCGCAGTCAGAATAACTGGATACGGTCCAGATTATACTGCTGAGATTCAATGCGGAGATTGTCAGGCGAAGAATGAGCAAGTCTTCAACCTCGCAGAATTGCCGATTAAACGATTGGATATTGAGCCCGTCTCGGAAGGATCAAATTTGTTTGAGTTTTTACTACCTCACACGAAGAAGAAGGTAAGATTTAAGTTTACGACCGGTCGTGACGAGGAAGAACAAACGGTCACTCAAGAGAAGCAAAAGAAGATGGGTATTCAAACTGAGTCAAACGTCACGACTTCGTTGCATCAATCAATCGTATCAATCGATGGTGTTGAAGATAGATTTAAGATTTCAAACTTCATCAAGATGATGCCTGCCCGCGATTCTCTAGCTCTCAGAAATTACATCCGTGATAATGAACCTGGATTGACTATGAAACAAGACGTCACATGTCCATCTTGCGGACATTCCGAGGAGGTGAACATGCCGCTCGGAATCACGTTTCTTTGGCCTTCGTTCGGAAGATAAAGAAGCTATTATCTTAGAGCCATCGTTTATATTGATGTATTATTGTGGTTTCTCTTACAGGGAAACTTACAATATGCCCGTTGCATATAAACGATGGTTCATCGAGCGATTAAACAAGGAGATGACTCGAAGCCAAGAAGGAAGTAATCAAATTCCTTCTAGAGCTTTGCATCATAATCCCTCAGATGCTAGAGCCCTTATGGGCATGTCTAGATCTGAATCTCCAGCAAGGTTAAGAAGATTTACTTGATTATTGTTTGGATGTTTTTTTTGAATCTAACTACATATATGCATGGTGTCGAAGAGCGAATATTCATCTTATGATGAAGAAGTTACATCGGTGAGTGAGTCATTTTTTTCTTCAATTGCATCATGGTTGATTGATGAAAAATTGGACAACCTGTATGTTGAAGGAACTACCGCACAGATCAATGCTGTAAAAGATGCGATGCTCGCATCGAAAGATTTTCAAAATGAGTTGCATGATCCTGATGCGACTCTGCAAACCATAACTGAGAAATTGCAAATCAAATCGATGGCAGCTAGAGTATTTGAGTCAAAACTAGGCATGCCTTGGTTGCTATGAGGTGAAGCATGGCAACGCCTCCTCAAGGACCATCGGCAAATGATCTAAGCGCGCAAGCCACAGCAATGCAGCAGATGGTCGCTGCAACCCAAGCATTAGCAGCTGCATTTGGACAAATCGCTGGACCTGCTGGAAATGCAGCAACTGCTGGAAACCAAGTTCGTGCATCGATGGATGCTGCTCAAGCTGCCCTTCAAGGTGCAGATCGATCAGCTGAAAAATTTAGAGAAAATCTGCAAAAAAGCATCGACAGCATTGAGAGTTTTAGCGATGCTGCGGGTGTGATGAAAACCATCTTAAAAAACATGGGTGCTGAAGGAAAGAAAGCCGCGGCGGCCTTGGCCGCGGTCGGCGCTGGGCTGAAGGGTATGTCTTCTGGGTTCAAGCTGTCCATGAACCTTGCCAAGAGCTTTCTCAGCGGCGTGACGAGCATGATCGGAGCCATATTCGATTTGTCTGCAGCAATATTGTCGATACCGTTTAAGCTGTGGGAAGGTCTCATCGGCATGGCCAAGGGTGGCGGGGGTGGTGGTGGCGGGCTGTTGGAAGCGATCAACAAGATCCGCGAAGTCTTTGGTGATCCAAAGCAAGGCATAGGAAAAGAAATAATCGACACAGCGCGCGGGCTTGCTGGGTGGGGCGACATGGCTCCGGGTCTGTTTAAGGTATCCAGACAGTTCGGTACGTTGAAGGATACCATAGAATATGTCATGAAGCTGGCAGGTCCTGCTCCTGTCTTGTTCAGCAGTTTGAAGGATCAGTTTGAAAAGACGGGCAAGAACGTGTTCATCATGGCGAAAGGCCTTGGAATCGGTGAAGAAGAATTCCAAGGATTGATGAGCGCCTCAAAGGCCACCGGCGAGTCCATGGAGTCCATTGAGATAAACATGACCAAGTTCGCGAAAGGTCTGTCTTCTGAGTTTGGTCTCAACTCTAAGTTGATGTCTCGTGACATGTCCCGCGCGATGAAGGACGTGAAGCACTTTGCAAACTCAAGCGTTAAGGAAATCGCAAAGGCAACTGCATATGCTCACAGCTTGGGCCTTGAGTTGAAAGACATAACGGGAATCCTCGATGCATTCAACACGTTCGACCAGGCCGCAGAGAACGTGTCAAAGCTGTCTCAGGCTTTCGGCGTCAACATCGATGTCATGAAGCTTGTAGAGGCCAAGACGCCCGATGACGCATTAAAGATGTTGAAAGATTCTTTCGCTTCTGCAGGTAAGTCCGTCGAAAACATGAATCGCCAAGAGCTTCAACTCATTGCATCTACAGTGAGCATGAGTGAAGAAGCGGTTCGTCAAGGATTATCGTCAAAGAATCAAGCGATATCGATGAATCGATTGGCGGCGTCGACTGATCACCTTGCAAAGAAGACGATGACTGCGTCCGAAGCCACGACTGCTCTAAAGAAAGACATCGAACATGTGATCCAGGGCGGCGGTGGTGGCGGCCCAGAATCCAATTCGCTGTTAGGAATGTTCTTTGAGGGATTCATGCAAGGAATCACGACGTCAAAGAGCTTCATGCAGATCCTAAAAAACTTGAGGATGGCCTTCGTCGTCGTCATGGAGAAAGGCCGTGAGCTCGGTCGCGCATTCGTCGAGATGTTTCCAGGAGTGAAAAAGCTGTTCGAGGGTCTAGCAGACATCCTATCACCAGGCAAGATAGGCGGTTTGTTTGAATCCTATAAACAAACATTCATAAAGTTTTTTAAAGACATCTCCTTAGGACAAGGAACCGTCAAGGGCCTGATGGAAGCTTTACAGAAAAACTTCATGGATTACCTGACAAAGTCAGGCCCTGGAGGGCAAAAAGTCCTTCAAGGATTGCAAGAATTCTGGAAGGCAGCGAAGCTGGTCATTGCATCAGCTATAGAGTACCTCGGCGACATGCTTAGAGATGGATTCAACATGCTGATCGATCTCATAGACGGAAAATATAACAGTAAAGTAAGCGGGGCTTTAGGCAAGGTTGGAGAAGAAGTTTCACCGATTACTTCTGCTTTTAGCGGACTGTTTGAAAAAGTTAAAGGCCCCCTAGGAAAGCTGTTCGACAAGTTCATGTCGTGGGCCAGTGAAAAATTAGGAAATGCTTTCAAAGAGCATTATGGCAAGATCATGTTGTACATGATCGGACCTTCTCTAGTCTCTGGATTGGGATCAGGATTAATGTCCTACGCCACGACGCGTCTTGTACAAGGCCCAATTGCAAAACAACTAAGCAACATTGCTGGCACACTCGAACAAAGGCTGCCTCAAGCTGGAGCTGGAGGCCCGGCCGCGGGGCTCGGCAATCAACTGACTCAAGTCGAAGGAGGTTTAGGCCCCCCAGCCCAATCATTTGCAAAGACATTTTCGCAAGGATTTGCTTCTTCTGTTGGCCCCGCACTAGCAAATGTAGGCGAGTTTGCTGCGAAAGCTTATATCATGTTCCAAGCGACTGCGAAAATACTAGACTATATTAAGGAAAAAAACTTCACAAAAGAACAGATGGAAGCTGCCCGAGTCATCATAGATGCATTGATTGACTTTTTCGTCAAGTCTCAATTGGTCTCAGGTATAACAAGCTTAATGGGTCGTTTTGGGAAAGTTTCAACAGGAGGGATCGGACAAGTGCTTGCTGGTCTCATGCCGATAGGCCTTGTGGTCGGGGCAATGTGCTTGCTTGCTTCGGACATAATCGAGGACGCAACAAGGATAAAAAACCCAAAAGCATTGAAAGGTGTAGCGGCCGTCGTTGATGCGGTTGGAACACTGTTCATAAAGTCAATACCTGTCATCGGCAGCGCCATGGTTGTCGGCATGGGGTTGTTGGCCGGCGGCGGAATAGGATCACTCATCACAGGGGGAAGCATCATTGCAGGAATGGCCGCGATATCTCTTGCAGCAGGTGAGATGATCCTTATTGCGAAGGATCTTATCACCCATACTGCCAACATGCCAGGTTCAGGCAATGAGATCAAATCTAAGGCAGAAGCGATGGCTTCAATCATACAGGCTTTAGCATCATTATTGACGTCTGTCTCTGATGTGCTAAAGTCTCTTCCAATGAACATGTTTTCTGATACAAAAAAGGTCGAAAGCACATTCAATTCAGCAAAAGATTTTATAGACATATTATTGGGCCGCAGCGGCGGCCTGGGGCCGGCCGTGTCGGGAAGCACAGGAATAGCAGGTATAATTGATGGATTAAAAACGCTAGCATCGCTTCCTGCTGTCAACATCGAAGCCGCAGCAAAGATAGCCCCAGTTATATCAGCAATTGCTTCCACGATAGGTGCTATATCTCAAGCTATATCTTCCTTGAAGTCAAAAGCAGAAGCCAAAAGTTCTCTGTTGGGTCTTATAGATCATTCTGGGAGCATCGAAGGTTTTGGAAATTCTCTCAAAGAAGCTGCACCTATCATACAAAACTTAATGACAGGTGCAAACACGATCGTTACCACAATCACGAGAAGTTTTTCTGGTAAAGATGCCCGCGCCGCTGCCTCTCTAGGCAAGATGGGTGAAGGATTGGGGCAAATCATGAACGGTGTGGCTGCCACTCTATCTGCGTTGACTGGACCTGTTCAGCATTTTAGAAAGAAGACAAAAACAGACATCAAACACACCATCGGCCCGACCGATGTTCAAACGTTGGAAGAATTCGATGCAAAAGCGTTTGAAAATTTCTCTTTAAAGCTAGGCGAATTAGCTCCAAAGTTAGGCGACTCGATGGCCAAATTGATGGGAGGTGTGTCAAGCGCAGCCATCGATGCTGCGAAAGGCATAACTCCTGAGAAGATGCAGGGAGTTAAGGCGGTCATTGACATCATCGCAGCAGCAAGTCAGCTGATCGGATCCTTGACCACAGGCGCTCAAGGAGTCAACATCAGCGTAAAACCTTCGTTAGAGGACAAATCAGTAAACATAAAAAACTCTGAAGCCGCAGTAAAAAATACTGTTGATTTCAGCGGGATGATAAACAACGTCATCCTACCAGATATTTCTAAAGTTATAGAGACGCTTGCCAATCCAGCGACTGGTCTTCCTGCAATGCTCGAGAGGGTCATGGGCATCATTAAAAAGAACCCCTTGAACGCAAGTGACATACAGACTGCAAAGGCTATGTCAGAGATCTTCAAGGTCATCTCTGAGTTGATGAAGGCAGTGAATGAATTGATGCCGACGATGCATGCAACAATGGGTTATGTTGTAGGCGTTTCAGAGCAAGGAGAAAAAGAAGGAGGCAAAAAATATTTTCATATTGACAATCCTAACGTTTTAGCTGATAACATAAAGAAATCTTTCGACGTGATGGCGGTTTTACTGGAAAAGATAACTGAACCAGGCGATGGTATTAATTCAACCTTGGTGAGGATATCTCTTGCAGCAGACTTGTTGCCTTCATTTAAGAAAGGCACCATCGAAAAGGTCGCGGCTCTAAAAGATTTGATGACTGGGTTCAAGGACATGAAGAGCGCTATGGACGATGCATTTTATACAATGACGACGGCCGACGAGCGGCAAGGTCTAGGCGCAAAAGCTCTCGCAGAACAGCGAGCAGCGCCGTCAGGCCAAAGTGTCATGCCCGACGCGCTCGACGAGTTCGAGGCTGCGGCAGGCCAACCTCAAAGTTCCACCGCAGTATCAGATCAAGCGACAATGGCGCAAAAATTTGAAACAATGGCAAAAAAGATGGACGCCATTACCGGTGGAACTAAGGGTGGTAAGGATTCGCCGTTGGGCAAATTGTCCGAAGCCATCGCGGCGATGAACACAACGTTGCCCGCAGACAAAATAGCGGCTATCGGCACCGCCAAGGCGAATCTAATCAAGTTTAATGAGGTCACCGAAGGATTTGATCAACAACTATCTATATTGTCTGAAAGGACGATATCTGACGTTGCCGTCGCAGTAAAAACAAATGTAGCGGCTCTGGCGACTGCATTACAACAGTTTAACGCAGGTCTACCTGCGGGAGTAGGCGCAGATGCTCAGGCTATCAACGTTAAGCTTGGATCCATTGCAAACGGAATAGGCGTGAAAGATGCATCATATGCAATCGCACGAGGCCCTATTAATTTTGAATTTAAGATAAACGTTCAAGTCAGCGGAAAAGAAATGTCTGAAGCGGTTTCAGCACCGGGAACGGTCATCTTCCAAGCATTCCACACCGCTGGTAATGCCGGCGGAAACTGGACCACTAACGCTAATCCATTGAGCGTTACTAAAACGCAGGGGTAATTCCGCTAATTTATAAGAGAACATCCGTATCATGCGAATACCGACAAAAGAAGAATACTTCAAGAAGCTACGATCTGACAAAGACTACCAATCCTTGTTGAAGGCAGCACCTCCTGATGAACGCCGCAAGATCATCGGAACGGTTGAGACTCTCATGAATTCGATGTTGGATGCATTCACGTTCATGGCATCAACGGCACAGGAAAATCCTGATGTCGCAAAGGAAATTGCAGAGGTCCTGAAAGGCGGCGGCAACATAATTAAGGAAAGCGACGGGGCACCCCTCACGCCGAAAGAGAAGTGATGTAGATGTCAGGCACGAAGACGGGAAACAAGGGATTCGTCAATCCGGTTGACGGCAAGGTCTACACGATCGATCCAAATGGTGTCGCCGTCGTCGTTGCAGATTCGTATGATCCAGGCGACATGACCGTCGACAAGACCGTCAAGGATATTGCTCCTCAGGCCAAGATCACGCTCGGTACGTATCTCAGCAATGCAACGAAAGGCCAGGTCTCACCGTACACTTCAGTTCCTAATGCATACACGATCGACCCATCGACTGATGCGACACTACCGTCATCACTGACGGATAATGGTTTTCCTGTTGGCCCAAGCCCCACAGGAAATTCTGAAAAATTCTCAGACAGTTTACCATCATCATTTTCAAATGATTTTTCTGAGCTTCAAAAGGGAGATGATAAGATCAAGAAAGGTCTGTCACCCGTCACGGCTCAGAACGGAAACGTTCTTCTCCCTGGAGCAGCTTCTGTCAAGTCTCCTGTCATTGCATATCAAGCGTTTTCTTTCGCTCCAAACTACAGAATCCCCGGTAGCAAGTTTACGACAGAAGACATAACTTCTCCCGCAAGGAC